GCAATTTGCAGTGCACGTGAAAGTACTCCAGTTGACATTGCTGACCAAACTTCTTCTGGATACCCTTGTTTTTCTGCAAGATCATATGCAACTTTAACTGCCGCTGCCGTTACCAATTCATGTCTTAATCCTAATGGAATAAAGAAAGCGTTATTATCTGCGGCCCAATCCGCTGCAATTTTATTTAAGTTTGGCATTGCTGCGATACGTCTAAATCTCATATCTGCTCCGCGTTCAATACAAATGGCTTGGTGATCTGAAATCTCTTTTTGACTTGGACTAAAAAGCACCAACTTCTTGTTATATTTTTTAGCCAAATATGCCAATGAAATGCCTGCAAAACCATATCGAGGTTGGACATAAACTAAAGTGTCTGATGGAGCCTTTTGGACCAAGATGTCACCAAAGCGACATTTAGAACCAAAACCCATAAGATCTTCTCTTACAACTTTAAACCCATCATGTTCTATAATTTCAGGATCTCCAAATGGATCTTGCCAATCTCCAGCTAAGTCTAACCAAGCTTGACGATTTGGCATCATTAGGTTTAGATCTTGATTTGCTAAACTGGTAGTGTGTTTATTGTGTGCCATATTATTTTATAATTTCATGTGGATAGTCTTTGCCCCACAGATGTTGTGTTGTTTTTGCATTCACATGTACCGATTCGTTTGGATGTTTGGCCAAATCAAATTCTGGATCAAAAATCCAACCGTATGGAATTCGCTTAGTCGGTGACTTAATACCATGACTAATTGCAATATGCTTGTAAAAGAAGCATGTCTTATCTTCTAAGTTCAGCCACATTTGCTCTTTGATTGGATTAGATGGATGCTCAGCAAGCACTGTCATTTGTCTGATCCATTCTTCAGCATGTTTGTTGTCACATATAAACTCACCGTCATCACCTATTGAATACTTAACTTTACCGTTAAGGTACTGTCCTCCAAAGATTTGATGCAGTCCATCGAAGTGGCCTGTGCCACCGAAGAGCACTGACTCTGGATCTACTAGGTCTGGCCATGTCATTGCCAAATAGCGAGCAGTGTTCTTACATGGATACAATGGACTTCTAAAGCCTTGCTTCTCCTTAAAGTACTTTTCCATAATCTTAGCAAACTCCATCATTGTATATGGACGCTCTAAGTTTTCAAGTACATGATACATGTCTTCAGCCGCCTTCTTTGGTCCCCATAGTAACCAATCTTTTACACTAGTGCCTTTAGGGTAATAGATTTGAAATAGATCATTGCGTGCATGGCGATGAGTTTTAAATCTCTCTTCAAGCGCAGCTTCGCCTTCATTAACCAACGTAGTCAAAGTTTTCCAATGCTCGTTTGTAAATGAGAAGACAAGAGTGTACCATAATCTCTCTTTGTTATCAGTGATCTTCTTCATAAAATCACAATAAGAGTGCTCGTGCCAATGTAGACGGTGTGAGAAGATTTGATAATCGGTTCTCAACAACTCATCTTCACGAAGATCAAACCCTTGACAAAACTCAAAGAATTTTTCAATACGCTCTTCTTCAGTCCACTCTTTCATCCACGACTCTTTAGGTTTGCCATTCTTAAGTGGTACCTCAACGGTGTATGGATACTTAATGTTGTTAGTTGGAAATTGATCTTCGCTCTCTTCATCAAAGAGTGATACTGGTTCCATCTTTTTATAGACTGGAGCTTCACATCTATCTGGTAAGATTAACTCTTCGTCTTGGATTTCGTATTCTTTCATGCGTATAATTCTTTAACCTTTTTTTGGTACTCATCAACTGTCAAACCTGCTTCAGCAATAATCTTATCGTCAGATGGGTGATTAGTCATGCCATTAAATGTTTTGACTAGCCCAAGATCTAACATTGCTTTTTGACGGCCAAATGGGTGATCTGTAATCGAAGATGAATTCCACAAAGTGTCCATATCGATGTGTGCATAGTCTGCACCTGGTCTTAAGTAGTTTTCGATCCATCTAATAAAGTCACATGCAACATCTTCTGCGTTATATGGTAGTGAACCAGTGTCCTCGTAAATCTTAGTCATTACTGCATCTAAGAAGGCTTCTGACTTTTTACCACCACCTTCAATTGGATCTGCAAGATAACCAATACATTCTACTGCGTTCGTGCCATAATAGAACATAGATTCACGGTTCATAAATTCAGGGAACCAATCACATACATCAGCAATAACTGCGGCATATTGGAATCTATAAGCTCTTAGGCCATTATCAGCATTCCACTGAAACATCCATTCACCAAGTTCACGCAAGTCTTTTTTATCACCTTGACGCAAGAAGTTGGCCATATCTCGAGCCAATCGTGGAGCAAATTCACATAAGAAATAGTCTCCACCTCGTTTGTAAATATATTCTGGCTCTGTGAAGTCTGCCATACCAACGAATACGTCTTCATTAACTTTTGGTGCTGGTGGTTTTGGAAAAGCAGGAAATTGGTAGCCAACTGAAGTGTAAAACGGTGTTGGGTGATATTTGATCACTTCACACATTTCTTCAATCGTTTCACACTCGTGTAAATTGAACAGAATAGTATTGTGGTACCCTGAAGGTTTGGTTGCATAATTAATCGCGGATCCACAAACTCTGTGTAAAATAAAAATATAGAGCCACTCTTCTAGACCAAATTTATCTCTTTTACCGGTCCAATTTTTAGCCACCTCTTCGCGCTGTGGATAAATCTTACCAGCTTGCATGTGTTGCCAATATGGATGATCTGGTGTCCAACCATAAAAACAGTCGTTAATGATTTGACTAAATCCTGCAAACTTTCTTTCAACAACATCATAGAGCTCAATGTGCTCCATCAGTGGATCATTCATACCGCTCTCTACATGAGGCACTAGCCCTAAATTACTAAGTTCCTGCTGCTTTAACGCTAAGTCAAAGTATCGCAAGAACTCGTCGTAATATTTTGTTGTTTTAATTTTCATATTAGTCTATAACTCTCCAGCTAAAAGCAGGTCTGTTTCTTTGATATTGATCCATTGTCCATTCCAATCGATCAGTGTTAATTTCAATCGTTTCAACCACGCCTGTTGCTGAATACGTAAGTTCTATTTTATAGTTCATATTAAAATAAAGACATTGTTTGTTTAATTAAACTTTTATTTGGTTGATTAGCTTCCATGTCCCAGCGATAAAACTCACGTGAAATATGAACTGACTTGGGTTTTTCCATTACATCAAATGTCAATTCACCTTTATCGTTAAAGTAAACTTCAGGGTGTTTGTAAACTTGCCAACCATTTCTATTTGCCATGTCAACAATAGCAGTATTGATTCTTTTAACTAGAGCAGTTCTTTCAGCCCATGAACCCATAAATGGTGTACCTTTATAATAACCTGTTTTTGGCAAGACTCTTGACTCGTTTTCAATAGGCAAAACTTGTACAATCTCAATATTTTCAACACCCTGATCAGACTGTAGTGCTTTAAGTTGAGCTTCGTATTTTTCCATTAGAGTATCAACTGCGCCCTCTGGGTCATCCTGTCTCATCAAGTGATGTCGTACATCAATATTACCCAAGTAAATGGTTAGGCTTTTGATCCATGGATATACATAAGTCTCAATGCCGCGTTTTAGTGTACCGTGCATGGTCAAACCATCATGACGCTGACACATATAACCAGCTTGATACATACCAAACGAGTGACTATCACCAAAACAGAGCTTATCAGTCTTTTCAATATGATCTGTACGGGGAATTTGCTGACAAACTGCGGTAGCATCTTCGATACGATCTTCGAGTGTTTTAAATAGATCTGTACCTGTCTTAAGTCGAGTCTTAATCAAGTTGCCAATATCTGGCATATCATGATGAAGCGAATACATGCGAGTGTTTGAGAATAGTCGCATTAATTGATGATATAAGTCATCATTAGAACCTCCAAAAATATTAAAGGTGCCTTTGAATTCCATACCATGATCAATTAGAATGGCATCATAGTCATTCCAATCTGTGTCGTTTGAAGTGATAACTTCTGCGTTGGTGTAACCTGCATTTTTTAATTGGTTCCACAACATATGAGCCCAAGCACCCTTGTGTGAAGAGATCTTTGGGCTGATTTTGCCAACTAAGGCACAAATGCCGACTTTAATCGACTTGTCGGTTTCCTGTTCTGTAAAAAATGTTAATTCTTGCATACTTTTAATTTAAAGGATCTTCTGAATCTTTGTAACCATGTAGCTCTACGTAATTATCGAGAGCACCTAAATAAGCAACGGCATCGAGTAGATTGTCTTGCTTATAGTTATATGAGTGGCGACTTAGTTTAAGTGCAACAAGTGCAGCGTACATGTCAGATCCATTAAGATCTTTGCCAGTCATACCATTAAAAATCATTGCTGCTC